TTAGCTTGCTTGTGAGGCGGATTCTGACGTCGTTTCGTTAACTGATTGCGCATTACTATCTAAATTAGCCGCTAACGATGACGCTAAAGTGGCTGCTGAACTAGCCGTGACCGTGTCACCAACTGCCGCCGCGCTAGCCGCTTGACTATAAGCCGCCACTACTGCCTGTGATGCTTGGGCTTCAGCTTGACTAGCCGCTGCTGAGTTAGCTGCTTCAATCTTAGCTTGAGCTTCTGCCAAAGCTTCCACGACCGTTTGTTCCGTATAAGCTAACGTGCTCGACTTGGTTTTGATCGTATTGCCGGTATCTTCCAAAATAGAATTATCCGTAATTGCCCCGACAAAAGCTAGGGTTGCCCCCACGGCGGTAATCACTAACACAACTGCATTAGCGTCAATCTTAACACCAAAAAAGACCGTTGCGACAGCTAAGCCAATAATCAACACGGACCCGATAATCTGGGCCCAATAAGCGGGCTTCTTGTAGTTAGCTTTGAGTGTTGCCTGAATTACATTTAAAAATTTTGTCATTATTTCCCCTCCTAAAGGAACTTTTCTGCGATATAAATAATTAACGTGACAAGCACGCCACTAACCAAGACACCGATCAACCAATTTTGAATAGTTGTCACGCGGTCAATTTGATGGCTAGCTTCGATGGACTTGGCCAGTGCCTTGTCCGCTTTGTCGCCAATATCGTCAACTTGATTCAATTTTTCTTCGATGTTCTCAACTTTCGTTTTGGTGGCAGCCACATCCTTTTGAATATCCATTAATAACTTAGTTGTATCGTCGTATTGTGCCATCAGTAGACCACCCGCTTCCCGTAATCATGCCCGTTAGTGACACCTAGTTTAATAAAGCCGTACAGGCCGTTTGAACGGGTGTAACGTGCCCATACATAGTCATGTTCAATAATGACCGCATTATAAATTACACTCTCACCCTTGTAATAGGTAGCCACTTGACTAACTTTGTCGCTATCCGTGTATCGTACAGCTAGTGTCCGGCTAGGATAGAACACCCCTCGCTGATTGTATTTAACGACCTTAAAGGTGGCCTTCTTAGCTGCCTGAGCCTTCTTAACATTGGTTTGGGCTTGTTTCTTGCTAGCAGTCGTATAGCCTGACTTGGTAATGCCCGTTAGGTCAACATTGCCATCTAATCCGCCTGCTTTATACATGCTGGTGAATTGGAAGATAGCCACGCCGTCCATGCTAGGGAAGTAGTTGTAATCAGGGCTAGTTCTAACCAAATAGTCTGGATATTCAGCTAACCATAGACAGCTACCATAGGTTTTAACAATGGCGCTAGTATTAACATGGGCGTTTAAATAGGCCTTGCTAGAATACAGCATAGGGGTATAACCAGCCGCTTTAATGAGTTTCATTTGAGCTAGAATAGCATTAGTGTTGGCTGTCACACTATTAGAAGCACCGTCTTCATAGTCTAGTGCTACGATGCTACCCTTGGGTGTCTTAACGCGTGGCAAGTAATAGGCCATCATTGCCTTAGCATTGGTCATATTGCCACCAACACCGTCCCATAAATAGGTGTGCACTCGTTTACCAGCCTGTTGAGCTGATTTAACTTGGCTGTTATACGTGGTCTGAGGAATATTAGTCCCACCATAAAAGCCACCCGCCTGTGATAGTACGAATTTATCGGTGTTGTAGCCGAATGTCCCACTATTACCGTTATACTTAGACCAATCTGGCCCTTGGTCACGACTAGTTGAAGCCTGACTGTTTAAGTTGACCATTAAAAAGGCCATAAAAATAGCCCCCACCATTAAGATGAGCGCCTTTAACTTATGCTTATTCAATTGTCTACCTCCTAATTTAATATGTCTTCCGGCGCAATCGAGAACGCTGTCTGGTCACCGGCTTCTAATTTAAGCTGTTTAAATGAAAAGCTATCGCCAGCTGAAAAGTTATACTCTTGAATGCTGAAATAAAATCCGGTAGCGTTAGATGGAACTGTGAACTTGATTGAAAACGTTTGAAAATCAGTGCTAGCCGGCAAAATAACTTTAGGCAAGTCGCTAAAGCCACTGCTACTTGTTGAGTCCTGTGACCTCATAGCAATAGAAACACTACCATCTGAGCTAACAAGTTGACCACTAAAGCTATACGTTCCTCCGGGAATCAGTCCGTACAAATTGTCTACTACTGGTGCCATAAATCGGTAAAAGAACTCACCGTTGCCCGTAGTCTGAATAGCCTTAGTCACGCCATCAACTGTTGATACTGTGGTGTCACCTGAGATACTACCACCACTGGCGGTTACCATAATTGGTGAACTATCCCCAGCAGTATCCTTCAGTAAGTTCCGGCCATACACTTTAACGTCACTTTGATAAACAGCGTCAACTGCCTTGCCATCTTTAATCCACGTACCATGTGTTATATCTGCCATTTAAATCACCCCTGAATCACATATAAGCCGGTTTTGTCGGTTAGTGCATCATACTCTGCTTGGGTGACGACTTTAACAGTATTGGCAACAATATCATTAAATTTATTAACAAAATCATCAAAAGTAATGGTCGTAATCGTGGCCCCATTGGCACTTTGAATGTTATTGGTAATGGTAAAACCGGTTGACCCATCACTAGGGTAGATTGATGTCCCAGTACTATCAACCACCCATACTTCAATGGCATAGCTACCAGCGGTTAAACTAGTCATCAAGTCAGCATTAAAGGTAACGGTAACTTGACCAGTCGTTGGGTCCGTTAAACTAGCTGGGTCAACTGTGGCCGATTTAAGATAGCCACTAGCATTGCCCAATTTAACAGTAATTGAAGTGGCATTAGTTAAGTCCGTTGCCACATTATCATTGCCACAAATTAACGTAAAGCTAGTGGTGGTATCACCAATTTTGACCGTCTGTGGTGAAGTATCAGTAAAACTAAGCGTTTTCGCCATCTTTATCCGCCTCCTTTTCAGCCAACTTGGCATTAAGCTGGTCAATTTGAACTTGTGCCATCGCTAATTGCTGGTCTTTAATGGCAATTGCTTGGGCATAGTTACTCGTCATCTTGTTAATTAAGGCCTGTGCATCAATATTCATAATTTAAGCCTCCTTAGTGGTGGTTGTCGCAGTCGCGGTAACTGGCTTTAAAGCGTTCAGGCTGTCAATCAGCGTGTTTAACACCTTTAATTTAACGTTATCAACACCACCTACAATGGCGGTATTAAAGTCGTCCATTGAGATGGTAACCTGTGAGCTAATACCCAGCGTGTTAATCTGAATGCTAATCGTCATGATGTTGTTCGTGTAATCTGGTTTATAATTCGTGATTAAAATGCTATCCATTTAATTTGGCCTCCAATTTGTTTAATCTAGCTTCTAGTTCCATATTGTGCCCATTTAATTGGTCAATTTCTTTCTGCTGTTCCTGTACCGTGGCTAGGGTGGCATTTAAAAGCACACTGTCATCCACCCCACTTAGCTTGCCGTTTTCATCACGGCTGATAAATACGTCCGGTAATTGCCACTGTTTTGTTGCATTAACGTCGTCAACAATGCTAGATAATCGCAAATGACTGGTATTATCGTCGGTTTTATACTGGTAGGTTGCCAAGTCAATTGAGTTAACTAGCTGTGCCCAATAAGCTGTATCAGCCTTTTTAACGTCCTTCTTAACGCTTAACAGGGACGATTTAACTAAGCTAGTATAGTTAACGGCACCGGCATAGATGTTAGCGGCACCGCCTCCACCTTTGTTTTGATGTGGCCATCGTATTCCAAGTATTCTTAAGGGCCGTATTATTCATTCCAAGAGTAGCTGTACCGTCGTGAGCCGCAGTAGTAGTTAGATAAGCTGCATTATTTAGAGACCATCCCGCAGCATTACCGAGCAATTCCGAGTTGTAAACTAAATTTTTATTTCCGACCAGATAGATGCTAGATGCTGTGATGTTACCATTAGCAAAGTGAATATCACCGTTATCAGCACTGGTAAACGTATGACCAGTATTAATTTGGAAGTTACCAATATCCAGTTCACGATGCAAGAAAATATTGTTAGAACCAGCAGTGTCGATACCGAAGTCAGCAATATCATTGCTATTAATATCTCTAATTCGCCAATAAGAAGAATTCGCTTGTGCATATATATTGCCATAAGCATCCATAGTAATCCCGTTACTGCCAATATTATCGGCATTACCAGCAAAGTTTATTTTTTGTGTTGGCCCATATAGATAGATTCCTGAGGCTGGTGTTACGTTAACATAGCCCGTGATTGTCTCCGGGTTGGAAAAAGTTGTATCTTTAGCTGACGTATAACCTGATTGTGACTCGAAACCTTGACCATTAATTACTGAATCATAAGCTAAGTATTGCCCACTACCGATCATTGAGCGATATTTATAGCTAATCGCCCCAGATTCAACGCTTGATTGCAGTCCAACCGCACTGTCAAAGTACGTCGACTTATACGCCCCGTCTGGCGTAATAGTCATTGGATAATATTTAGCGGTGTTATTGGCATTGCTAATAATGTCGCCACCATGGAACGTTGTCCCGTTAATAGTTGAACCGTTAATAACTGAACCATCTATTTCGCCAGCACTAACAACATTGCCAGTATCAGAAGTATATCCTTGCCAATTTGATGAGTTTGAAATCATGGGTTGTGACCAATAGATATTCCCACCAGGCCCATAAATTTGATAAAGGACTCGAACTTTAACGGCGCCACTTGGAATTGTTCCTCCGGATACGGTTACACGTTGCCATTGACCCAATTTTGACAAATCAGCCCTAGCAAAATTTGCTGAAACTCGGTTACCTGATGAGTCTAGCAGTTCAACTACCATACAAGCAGTTGTCGTTCCAGTCGCGAGTGATCCAACAAACATCCACCCTGACAAGCTAATATTAGAGTTAGCCGTTGATGACATAATAGTCATTTTGAATCAGCCGTAAAAGTGCCATTAGCGGTTGAGAATGTTTTAGCGACTATATCAAGCCCGTTAATATTACCAGCAGTTACTGTCCCTAAATCAGCGCTTAAAGCTGATAGCTTTCCCACGTTTAGCCGGTCAGTGCTGAGTGTTCCAGTGGTGATATTCCCAGCGTCTAAGTTAGCCACTGTTACTTTACTAGCATCAATCGTGCCAGCTGTTAAATGGTTAGCACTAATGTTGCCCATTTTAGCGTCAGTGATAGCGGCATCTGCTATTTCAGCCGTTCCAATTACACCCTCTTTAATGGCTGTTTTAGTCGTGATATTGATAACTGAGCCATCTTTAACGCCAGCACTTAAAGCTGTGTAATCAGCACTAGCTTGATTAGCCGCACTAGCCGCCTGTGAAGCCACCTGACTAGCATTATTACCCGTTGTAGTTGCCTGTGAAGCCACTATAGCAGCACTAGAAGCCGCTTGACTAGCTACCGATACACTAGACTGCATGTTATCAATGTCAGTGTTATAGGCGTCCTTTAAGGCGTTCTGTACGTTGCTTAGAGCCGTATTATAAGCGTCTGTCAGGCTCTTATAAGTGTCCCGATTAACGTCACTAGCTTTAGTGGTATCTGTTAAGATGGCCGTCATAAAGGTGTTCAGGTTAGTGTAGGCTGTCGTTAAAGCAGTCGTACTGATACTGGCATCTTTAGCCTGGGCTAGCACTACATTATACTGACTAGTTAATCCAGCATACTGTGAATCCTGTGTCTGCTTTTCGATGACGCTCATTAAATTGGGGTCGTTTAAGTTGGCAACTCCACTAGCCGCATTATCAGCCATATTTTGAGCATTGATAATCTTAATACCATCATCGGTTAAGATGACTTGAGTTGCATTAGATTCAGCCATCTAATTCACCTCCCTTCTAATCGGCCGTGCTATCATTTTCATTGATTGTCCCTTTATCAATCACACTAGCTACCGGCCGTTTGGTGATGGGAATCGTGTACACTTTTTCCTTTTCAGCTGAATAGGGGTCAATTTCTAGTACCCGGGTATTGAAGGTCACTAACAAGTAGGCCTGTGTGCCTTGGTAAAAGACGTTGCAAGTTTCCACTTCTCGGCTTTCATCGGTCAGGTTGGGCAGTACCATATCATTGTCAAAGTAAGCTTCAAACTCGGCTCCTTTATGGACGACATTTAACGCCCACACTTTATGCGGGTCATCGTTTGTTTCAGCTTCACCACCACCGGCCGCAAAGTAGAAGTAAGGGAAGTCTAGACATTCAGATTGGTAGGTGTTCTGGTTAAAATCAATGCCATAATCGGTGATATTAAAGTTGTACAACACGTTATAGTTGCCGGCTAACAGGTCACTAGCCTTGATAATATCGGTACTGCCATCGGAATAGCCAATTGAGACCATATCATGTTGACGGTCATAGTTAACCCGGCCGTATCCTTTGATTGCCATTATTTGTTGAACGCGACTATCGGTAGGCTGTAAAGTAAGTCCCGCTACATATGGGAACCGCACGAGCATGTAATTACCATCGTTCTTTAAGCTGACAATCGACCAAATATAGACCGTATTATTAACCTCCTGCACGCCGAACGTCCCACCATGTTGACCGTGAATTTGTAACATCACTGACTGCACGGCAAACTTGCTATCCTGTAAAGCAAACATGGTATCACTAGAGCTACTGTCATCACGAGCCCGACTAGTTAGGTACTGCCCATTGCTTAAACGTGCCATATATTGAGTCGCTGAATGCGCCCCATTATCATCAGGGCCATAGACGCCTAAATAGCTGATATTGGTGGTGTCTAGCTTAATCTCGGGGTCATTTTGGATATAGTCAGCTTCAATCGTGCCGTGTAAGGTACCCACAGCATTACTAGCCGCATTAATTAAGTAGCCTGTTTGTTGGTAGCTGGTGTCAACCGTGCCATCAGTGTTATAACGGCGCCATATAAAGCCCTTGTTATCAATGTACGATGAAATATTGGTGCTACCTTCCCAAGCTTGTAAAATCAACCGCTTAGTTTGGGTGGTATCGGTGAAATTGTTACCGTCAGGGGTTAAAGCAACTGGTTTAATTGAACTAGCGTCCTTCTTAGCTTCATCAACCGCTTTACTGAGTGCATTCTGGTATTGTTCCATCCACGCTGGGGTGGCTACTTGAACAGTTGTATACTCGCCAAAGCCAACCGTGTTGCCATAAGGGTTAGCAAAGCTGATTGTCCGTTGAATAACGCGACCGCTAGCGTCTAATACCGGCTCAATTAACTCATCTTTAAACCTAATTGTGGCACCTAATGGTGGATTAAAGTTGGGTGTTACATTCACCTCATAATACGTTCTAGGGTGGTTGTATAGCTTAAGCATATCCTGAGCCCAGGCTTTCAAACCAGCTGAATTGCTAATCTGATTAGCGGTAACCACAGCTTCGTAGTACAGGCCAGCTTGCCAATCGGGGTTATATTTCTGGTTAGCAGCATCATCAACGATATAAGGCTTGCCATCATTAACCGAAGCGATTGTGCTACCGTTAGCGCCGTATGGAATTAGCTTAGTGACAGGTGTTGAGACGGTTGTCCGCTTAATACTAGTCATGTTTTTACCAAATACTGCTTCGTTATAAACCACATCATTGTTCAACTGGTCAGTAATGACACACACCTTTTTCGTGATATTCCCTTGTGAGTCAATCTCAACATAAGGGTCAATTTCAACATCATAGGTTTGAATGAGTGTTTGTACTAACGTGCTAGCTTTAGTCTTGCCATCAATGGTGATAGATGGTGTCATTACATTAGTGGTCTGATAGTCTAGCGTCCAACCAGTGGCATTAAAACACTCATTAAAGGCTGTCTGAATCGAACTAGCACTAGCTGTAGTGGCTACCGGATAATGATGAGCTAAACTGTACAAGCATAGGTTGGTAAAGTTAGCCGTTGTAACATGCTTAACAGCAGCGGTATTGTTCTCTTCCACGCTGTATATGCGCATGACGTACCAATGACCCGATAGCTCGTCATAATAGGCGAGATTGTTACCAGCCACCACTTTATCTGAATCAGGCTGGCCTTGAAGCACGTCTAATGAACCTTGATGGTCAAACTTCTTAGACTGGGCATTCAAGTTAACTGTCCCATTTAAAGCGTCATCGGTTCCCACATTAAGGTCATCATCATAGCTGGTGCTAGTTGTGTCTGAATCAGCTAGTTGAATCTTGACGCTGTCATTAGAGAACTTAGTGGCCCCGTCAACGGTCAGGGTACCAATCCGCTTTAAATTAGAGCCTAGAATTAAATACTGATTATTTAAAGCCATCTGTTAACCTCCTTGTTTTAAGTTATGTAAAAAGGCCACCCTTAATTGAGAAGCCTTTAAAGTGTTGCTATAGTAATCTGGGTAAATATTTAAGCGTGATTTGGGCATCATCTAGGTCACCAATCATCGTCAGGCTATTAACCCCCGGACTTAATTTAGGATAGTCCGTTGACCAAATGGGGCTAGCTAGCTTACCGCCAACCGTGGTGCTATCAGTCTCACAATTTAAGACGATCTCTTGACCAGCACTAGCAATATATTTAGGTGCGTCCTGAGCCACGTCATTAACTTGGTAAATGTCTAGGTGAGTGATTGATAGATAAGGGTTTTCATAGCCCACATTTTCGTCATCTTCGGCAATTGAGTGCTTAAAGAACACCCCACCGATACCACCTAAAGCCGATTGATAATTTGAATTAGTGTCAACAAATGTTCCATGCACAATCAGGAATCGCTTAGGGTCGGTACAAGGCTGACCGGAATGGCTACCACTCGTGTAGTATTGCGTGATTGACCAGCTAAATACCTTACCATTTTTGATTAGGTCTAATTGAAGCCAACTAGTGCTTAGTGCTGATTTTTCTTCTTTATTAACCACTGTCATATAATTAGTGACCGTCTCTTTAACCGACTTAGTAGTAACCTTGCCAGTCTTAGCATTCTTGGACTTCTTAGTGACCGTCTTAGTTGTGGTACCTGTTTTAAGTTGTACTTTAACGTCCTTACCATTGCTAGAACTACCTGAGGGGCCCTTGCCATTGTAGAAAGTTTCATGTTTACCGTCACCCCCGGCAAAAGTACCACCCGGCTTGGTGATTTGTAGATAGCAAGTTGGGGTACCACCTGAACTAGAATCAGCTAGCCCGAACCGGCCTATCGTAGCCCCATTAGGGTCTAATAACAGGACTTCTACACGCCCCATTGCGCGCCCATTATGGGTACCTGAGTGCTTAATATGGTGGATTCTAGTGGTGACTCGATAGTTAGTTAGGCTGTTAGTCATACCGGTAAAGCGAACACCGGGACCATACCAGTCTGGTTGATGGCTACCATACTGTTTAACCCCATTGGCTAGCTTGACCATTAACACTTGGGTATCTCGGTTACTATCAGCTTCACCTTGATAAATGTACTTGCCAGCGGTCTTCATTTGAGCAATGGCATTAGCATCATTAGTCCATTCGGCCATTGTATTTAATACGTCACTGTTAACGACCTGCGTGTAAGGCTGGACTGCTACCGCTTGGTCTTCATCACTATCTGGACCCAGTCCATATTCACCACCGTTTAAGGTAAAGCCAATGTGCTTTAAATCCCGCTTAGGTACGACCTGAATAACCGGCTCCGTTCTAGCAGTCCCATCAACAGTAATCGTGTTTAAGCCATTCTTTAAGGGCGTTTCAACCTGTGGAAGGGTCGCACGTGGGTCAGATTGCACAAAGGTAATCGTTAGCGTAGCGTCCCACGCCCCTTGGTTAATGAACTGTGGATCGCTAATCGCAGTAATATGCCCCCAGTAAGTCACTTTGGGTTCAAAGCCAAAGACTAGTGGGTACTCTTTACCATTATCACTTGGATCATCACTTAGCAATAAGCCACTCAAATTATGCATAATCTGATTGTATTTGTCCTGACTGCCACGAGCGATAATAGTTATTGGAATACTGATTGTCCGACTAGTATAGTCCATACCATTAAATTGATTACCATACATGGCGGGGATATCGGTTGCTTGCTCGGCCATGGCTGGTGCACTTGGCAGTGTTACTGCTCCCATAATGGCTTGCAAATCATCGCGGCTATTTAAGCCAGCATATTCAAAATCATTTTTATTCAAAACAGACAATTATATCGCCATCCTTGTTTAATTTTAACTATGTAAAAAAGAGCCTTCTAAGGCTCTTCAATATATTAATACTAATACCCCATCATTTGACTATATTGTGACGTCTTCTTGGTATTTGACTTGACAGCATTAACCACGTCAGAGTTGGCAACAACTGCTTTAACATCTCCTTGGCCAGTGACCAAAGCATCTAGTGAAGCTATAACCCGCTGTTTGAATGCTTCGTCGGAATCAATCTGGTCGTTACCGGTATTTATCACATTAGCGCCATCTTGAGCTCCGAACTTAGCCATTATCTGTTGCATAATTTGGTAAGCCCTTGAACGCTTAGATAAGTCCATCGGAACTATGGCTTCTGGCAAGTTGCCTTCAAACAATTTGTAAACGCCCGCTTTGTTCCCGAAACCACCATTCTCAAATCCTTTAATATAGCGATAAACAGCTGACGCCTGACTTTCACGAAGCCCACCGGTGCCGTTCATAGCACCGCCTGATTCCCACGTTGCAAAGAATTTATATGCGGCTTCTGTTGGATTGGTCATACGTAGAACAGATTTTAACAAACTACTCTCACCGGGCTCGTTAAGAGCGTAATTAATTTGACCAGCAGCTGAGTCCCATGCATATCCATGTTTTCTAAGCCAGCTTCTTAATGCTGTTTCACGAGTGAACGTCCATTGCCCCAACCCAGTACCATGATCAAGTGGATCAATGGCAGTAGGGGTCAAGTTTGATTCGATAACCCAATTTCCTAGAACACCGGCAATACCACCATTATTTGAAGCGGGATAGCCATGTTTAAACGCTCTAGCCAATTCTCGTGCACGGGAAGCAACACTACCGGACAGCTTAATGTTGACAACTCCTCCACCGAAGTTGTCAGCTAAATCAGAAATAGCTTTCGCAAATCCCTTTAAAGCTCGGTCAACTAGTCCTTTACCTAAATCATGGCCGATTGAACCGACTCCTGGAGTTTTGGTTGGATCAAATGTCTTTAAAGCCATTGACTTTAAAGTTTTCAATGGGTGAGTTATCTTAGACAATGCATCCATTGCTTTATCACTAACGCTGTCGAAGATAGAAGTAGCACCGCTCTTAATTTTCTTTAAAAACGACGCGATATCAATAGTGCCTTTAGCATAGCCAGGAAGCGTATGTCCTAGGCCACCGTTAAAAAGCTTAGCAGTATCACCAGCATTAAGAATCTGATCACCAGGTTTAACATTAACCACTTCAGCACCATTCATACCCAGAAATGACACTTTCCCATTGTCTCTATCAATTTTAGCCTCGACACCGCCTTCACCAACTAAAGCTCTAGCAGTGCCAACAATACCGCCGGAAGCATGGGCTTCTATGCTTACTGGATTATATCCCGATTGATAAGCGCCAACATTGATTGGTTTAATACCAAATCCTTTAACTAGATTACTAAAGAAACTAGTAATGTTTTTCCAAATACTATGAATACCGGAGCCTTGCTTATCGGCAGCTTTCATGGAGCCGTTGGCTTGCTTAACAGCATGCCCCAAAACACCTTTTGACTGTGAATTGGCCTGATCAACTACCGAACTGTTTTGATCCTTAGCATGTTTAACAACTTGTGATCTTTGCTTATCTGCGTCATCAGTAGTGTGCTTGTACTGACGATCCGCATGTTGTTCAGTTTTGTTTTCCTGCTCTAAAGCGTTGTCAATTGACTTTTGTTTTTGGTCCTTAGCTTTACTAATAATAGCTGCACGTTGCTTCTCGGCATACTTAGAATTACCAGAATATTGATTTTTAGCAGCATCAACTGTTTTACTATACTGGCTCTTTGCTTGACTGATTGCCTCGCTAGCTTGTCTTTCAGCTGCTTTTATAACCTTATTGTGTTGCTTTTCAGCCGCAGAAACACGATCTTTGTATTCTTGGTCTGCCAGTGAGACTGTCTTTTTGTACTCTTTATTCGACTGTGAAATAGCATCATTTGCTTGTTCACGAGTGATTTTCCCCTTGCTCTTGGCAAGATTTCTCAAAATATCATTCTGCTTATTAGCAGCTGACTTTATCTTTCCCGTTAAAGTTGTGTGTAAACGGGCTTCTTGTGCAGTAGTTTCCGTTGCACTTTTAATCCGGAGTTTATCAAGAGCGGCTGACTTTTTGTTTTCTTCAGCCTTAATAGCTGCTTTCTTTTTAGACATGTCTTTCTGAACAATAATCGAGTTGTCACCAAACCGTCGTTCGTCAGATGCTATTTTAGCATCCCAGCTAGAACTAGTTTTTCTCTCGCTAGCATTCCATTTACTAATAATACTTGCTTTTTGCTGCGCATAATACTTCGCAATAGCATTGCGATCAGAAGCTGACATTTTTTCAAAACGATTTGTCTCACTATCATTCTTTTTAATTGAAGCTAATTGCTTTTTATACTCCGCATCGGTTAGCATACCCGCTTTATGAAGTACGTTCACATCATTTAAATCTTGCTTCTGCTTTTTAGAATAATAGGAACTATACGCCTTACCTAGATCACTCAGTGAGTGCTTAGTGGACTCTGTCTTAATCTTGGGAGCTTCAATGGTCTTCCCTTTTAGCGCATCACTAATTCTTTTAACAATCGTATTTGCAGTTTTAGTACCACCAACACCATCACCAATGCTTGCTCCTAACATTGCTCCCGCAGCTGTTCCTGCTCCCGGGATAACACTTCCAAGGGCTGCACCAATGCCGCCCCCAATAAGTGTTCCAGCTGTTTTACCAGTTGCTTTATATTTATCAGACGCCTTACCGGAGCTAACTGCTTTCGCAATGCTACTACCAGCGTCCCAAGCAGTCATGGCTAATCCAGCACCATTGATAATCCTTGTACCAATTGTTCCTCCTAGCAATGACCATTTACTGCTTTTAGCAATTTTTTCAGTGTTTTCCGCTTCAACTGATATAGAGCTTAAATCAGCGCCTATATTCCCATCCTTTCTACCTTTAACTCTCCGATAACCAGTTCCAATATTTTCTTCACTGGTCATACTTAGTTCAGCATTAGTTTTAAGAACCGCGTTTTGTTCTTCTAAAGCTTTAGTTTCTTGTTTAATCCCTAGAACTTTTTCAGCCCAGCTAACAGTATCACTGATTTTTTTAAAAGTTGACAGAACTGAACTAGTCTCTTTGACGGCTTTACTTGTTAACCACCATGCTGCTCCAAATTTTGCAATGGTTTCTGTGTGCCCACCAACCATACTGAGTAATGGCTTTAAAAGTGCATTGGTTATTTTAAGCGATTCAATTAACGTTTCAAAGCCCAGGCCACCCAAGTTTTTGACAGTTTTGAAGAAATTAACAATTTCCGGAGCATTTTTGGCAATAGAGTCAGAAGCTTTGGTGACACCCTTGGCCAAGTTATCCATTGCATCATTCATTGCTTTTGGTGCCGACTTGACATCAAAAGCTTTAGCAAAGGCTTTAGTAATCGTGCTAATACCTTTTTCTGCCGCTACACCTACCTTATTAAACTCCTTGTCAGTCCGTTTATCAGATACCCATTTTGAAACTGCGCCATAGATTGGATTTTGAGCGGTTAAAATCGGCTTTTCAATGTCACCGATTAAGGCTGGAACACGTGCCTTGATCGTTCGTTCCATACCAACCATCGTATGTAACATGTTGTCGGCGGCTTTATCGTATTTTCCGGATCCAAGTTGATTGAAGGTCTTTTCGATATCTGATGCTGAAATTTTTCCTTGTTTGGCCATTTCACTTAAATCAGCAACTGTTACTTTCTTACCATGATTGACTTGGGTTTCGTACTTGGCCAACTGTTCACGGAACATCGGGAAGTATTGACTAATTTGGTTCAGCATACCAGCATTGGCTTTACCGCGTGATAAGCCGTTGACCATATCTTGGGTAACCGCCTGAATTTGTTGGCTATCTAAACCAACAGCGTCAGACATGTTCAGCATGGATTTGGTTAGTTCATCTGATTCTTTTTTATTGGAATGTAAGTGATAAAAACCTTGCTCTAGTTCATTTACAACATCTACAGCTTGACCAGTCCGAACAGACAAGTCGTTGATTGTTTTAACCATTGCGTTAGATTTGCCAACCGTACCAGTTAAAGTCAACCAGGTGGCCGTCATCTTTTGCTGCTCTTTTTCATATTCCATACCAGCGCTAATAGCTTCGTGAATATGTGAAGTAATTGATTGAAAAGCGCTCGTAATACCATTGGCAACTAAATGAGCACCCAGAATTTTGCCAAATAAATGATTGGCCTTATCTGCATGCTCGTTTACTCTATTTAGCTGGCTAATGACTGACGTTAATCCTGACTGTGGCTTTTTGCTTAATTGCTCATCAAGCTCTTTCATCTTAACCCGAGTTTGGGCAATTTTAGTGCCTAATTCGTTCACCCTAATCTGTTGTTCTTTGAACTCTTTAGAACTGTTACCACTAGCACTCGCAATCTTATTCAGTCTGCTTTGCTCAGCATCTAGTTGCTTGTTAAGCTCATTATAAGACTGATGTAACCCGCTAGCCTTAACTTTGTTGGCTTCAAACTCGTGGCCTTCGGCTTTTAGTTTGGCTACATATGAGTCTGTTACTTTGGCTGATATTTCGGTTGCATCTTTTAATTGTAAGACACCACTTTTTTGCAGATCAAGTGACTTCTGTGCTCGTTCTTGTTGCCCCTCTAAACTGGCGATTGAGCGCTTGGCAGTGTTAATCTGATTTTCATATTTAACATAAGCTTCTCGGCCTTTTTGAGTGGTTTGGTCTAATCCGTTTTGCTCGCTTTTGAGACGCTCAATTACTAATCGTTGTGCTTCAATAGCTCGGCCAGCTTCTTTGACTTTACCCGCATAAGCCGCCATAATACCTTCACCCGAACGGATTTCAGCAAAGTTAGCTTGCATACCAGATTTTAGTAATTTTGCTTCATTCTTTATTTCTCGCAACGTGCGAGTCATGCCACCATCGTCCATGTTAATTGCGAATTCGTAGCCTTGAATTTTCTCTGTTGCCATACTTTGCCTCCTTTACAACGCACCGATTTGACGTGCTAATTCGAGCGGATCTTGAACACGGTCTTTACGTGACTTGGCATTCAATGCTGTTTGCATTTCACTAAATGAGCTTTGATAAAAGTCACTAGGCAATATGCCTTGTGAAATCAATTGATTAGCGATGTAATCAATATCCTGAATAAAATTATCAAGTTGCCAAATCATTCTGGCTTTGGCAATTTTGGGTCTTCTTCCTCTTCCTGATTGCTGCTGTTGCCTACAGATGGTAATTCTACTCCCAAGAATTGTTTTAAACAGTCATTAAAGAAGTCGTATTCATCGCTAACCGAAAATTCCATGGACATGACACGTTTCTTTTGCGAAGCATTTAGTTCCAATAAATCACAGGTCGTTTCAGCCACAACCTTTGCAAGCTTAGGTGTTAATTCGACTACACCTGTAATGCTGTCCTCAGTTTCTTCAGTAGTCTTGATGAACTTCTTATATGCTTCGGCCATTTTTTCAACATTTTGACCACTATCAATCAACGTATACTGCGTGCCCGTCCCAATTTTCTTGCCATCAAATTTAACTGATTTTGCCATTATTTATATGCCCCTTTGTGTATTGTTTATTATCATTTATTGTGAACCTGTGCTTAGAATGCGCTTCTCAGCATGTTTAAAAGCCGCCCCTAGCGGTATTGTTAATTTAATTTAGGCGACCATGATTATCAGTTATTACTGGTTGGCGCAGATGAGTCACTATCATTTTTACTAGTCTGTGAGCCTGTGTCAGTTGTAGCTTTATTGCCCACTGGTGCCGTTACTCGCGTTTTTATAAAACGTTTGTCCAGGAAATACAGCGTCAAACATCGCTTGCTTATCAAATTTAGGATCCGACTCAGCATATACCTTGTATGGTTGGCCACTGAATTTATCATAGTTCAAGGCGGTAAATGTCAAATTATCATCGTCACGAGTTTCAGCTGTATCCGTGTTTGTTTGAATGTTCTGGCCAGCTTCGTTAAAAATCCCACGACCAAAGCAGAAATAAACAGCAGTACGTGTCACTGGTGAACGTGACTCAATAATAAGGCCAGCTTCAACGGGTGTGTCAGAATCAATGTAACCACCTTTACCATCTGATACCCGGCCTAATAGTTTTTGCTTGACGATGAAATTAATTTCATTTGCGTCGATTGCCACTGACGGTGCCGAAGGTGGATTAGAAACGTCCACAACTTCATTGTTGCCAGTAATCTTAGATACCGTCCCAGATAGCCCGGTAATGTTAGCAGTCTTAGTACCCAAGTTACCGTTTGCCTTGCTAGTATCAATTTGGTAAACACCCGTCGCTGATAATCCTTTATCCGCATCAATAACTGTTGAACCATCAGTATTCTTGATGCTGGTGTATAACATATTTAAACCTAATGTTGCCATTTAAATGGCCTCCTTTATATAATTAAATTTCAAAGTGTTCGTGATACTTTCTGAATCTGGTGTTAATGTCTGGCCGGCATCGCTATAACAACGAATATCATTGGTCAATAGCACTTGTTTTAACCCGGCTTCGATGGCATCCATATCGCCCGAGTAATCTTTAGGATAATAGAGCTGTATCTGAGCTTGCTTCGTCGATTGGAATGGAATCCCGTTGCCATAATCTTGACTACGCTCAGGTAACCCACTGATTACTACAATAGGCTCGTCAGTTGAAGTATCGTTAGTTGGAATAAAAAAGCTATGGATATGCTCCACAGCTAGTTCTGGTATTTCATTAATATTTGCAACAATTATGCTTTTAATAAAAGCTACCGGCGTCATTTGCCCACCTTCTTGTCCATAGCAGTCTTTAATTGTTCAACAACTGCCTTGCCAACTTGGCCTTTTGCTTCACGCTGAGTAGTCTCCCAAAAGTGTTTCCCAGAAACATGGCTGTGTTTGGAACCATTACGGTCAACGACGTCCCAGCCATCATTTCGAAAACGTGCAATGTACCCTTTTTCATCTTTGGCTGTAAAGCCAACGTTAACCGAGCCATTAGGATGATCTACAGCAATTAATGAATCACGTAGATGTGCTTTCTCAGCATGGCCATGTACCTTGCGTAGTTTTCCCAAAGGAATCTTAGGCTTCATAATTTTAATGAACTGATCTGCTCCAGCCGCATTAGCTTTAAGCTTCTCTTCGCGTCCAAAGCCTTCCGCCATAGTATCTAAAATATGTTCAAATGAGTCTGCATGTTTAATCTCATTCGCCACGCCCAATCACCACCTTATGACAAGTTATGAGGTCAAAACCATCCGGTGGTAAACCATCATCGTAGGCCACATCATCAATCTGGTAAACATCCTGATGATTGCGTCGTAATTGCATGCCGGTAGCTATTTTTAGATTATGGCGCACAAAGTAAACAGCATTCTGTTGTGAGGTGTCGCCATTTAACGCTAACCTTTGCTGAAACGACAATGACCATTCGCCGGCGTACAAACTGAATTGAGGGACAAAATCAGTAATAGGATTACCCGTATTAGGGTTAACTTTTCCAGTAGCTGTCTGAGTTCCAAACTCCAATCTAAAATTCATTCGTGCAGGATTAATTGCTTTCGTCATTTGTCCCCACCTCATATTGCTTTTGACTGTACAACCCTCTGAGTTGACCAATTATTGAGTCCACGACCAGATCAACTGGATTAACAGCGATGGCTGTAATCGATGTTCGATAAGTCCAATATGAACCAGCTAAGGCATATACAGCCGTTTCAAACAAGTCCTTCACGCCTTCCATTTCATAGAACCCTAGAACACTATTGTCGTCCCCGATGGCTTGTTTAATGTAGCTAGTAGCTGCAGACAAATAGCCCCTTAGCAGATTGTCGTCATCATCACCATCAATTCGCAAAGATGATTTCAATGTTTCTAAATCGGCTGCCACTTAAATCACATCCTTACTTAGCCGCCCAGATTGTCACTGCACTGTGTATTTATTGGCGACATAGTTGGCTAATTACTTCCCGTCAGTCGTTGTAGCAGCACTCGCCGCAAAGTTAGCTGTTTGATCAGTAATAGCTTTGAATGAACCGATTACAGCCGCCTCATCATCAACCAATTGTGCGTCAAAACGATCAATTGACCGAATGGCCGTTTGATTGCGATTAAATGCCCGATCTGTTTGTGTTGAGGTTAGTAATTGCATTTGCTGACGATCGAAGATCGTAACCAATTCTTTGAAATTGCCAAAGTAAAATGGATGTGTACCAGCAGATACATCAGGTAACCAGATATCTTCAACCCAGTTGATTGGGTGACCGTCAAGTTGGAAAGTAAATGCCGACTGTGTAACATCTGGCTTAACCAGATAATCGCCCATAGCATTCTTAACCTTACGTAATGCCAGAAACCCAGACTTGTTAGTTAAAATGGTTGAACTGCCAATCAAAGCTGAGTCAAGACTGTACATCGTATCAAAAATGTCATCAAACTTAGCAATCGTAGCTTTTTTAGTTGCACTTGGCAGCAGTGACAAAATAGCATTGTTACGAGTTACTACATCTTTACGCGCGATATGCGTGTTCAACCATTCTAAAATGTTTTCAGCAGAATCGTTGAGTAGATCATTAGCTGCATAAAACACATCTACATAATCAGCAATTTTGTAGCTGATTGTCGTAAGTGCTGGATAGTCCCCTTCAGCTGCATCTGTATTTTGGTCGGTAATCTTAGTTGCTGGAGTAATAGTTGAGAACTTTTCGATGTTACGTGTCCCCGTGAGAGTACTTACAGATTCGACATTGACTAATGATTCTAATGACGCATATTGACGAACCAATTGCTTAATTGCGGTTTGTTGATCATCAGGGATAGTCAATCCTGCTCCTGATGTAGTATCAGTAGTACCATCAGAGCTGACCATGTTGTATTTATTAGGGTTACGCAACATATCCTTTACTTGGTCAACAAATTCTTCCTTACCGTTTTTCTTATGAGAAATAGCTACTCCCGTCGGAACTGCATTAGTCTTAGTCTTCTGAATTTTTTGGTCTTCAACTGCATCATCATAAGCTGACTTAGCTAAATTTCGAGCAGCTTTGACTTTATCCAGGCTGTCACTCACAGCTTTTACTTCTTCGTCTGTGTACTTATCTTGATCAGCCACTAGGTTAACAGCCATTGTTTGACGCTTATCTTGCAGATCAGCTACTTTTTGCCCAGCTTCAAGCCAAGCATCATGTAATTTATTTAAATCCATTGTTTTCACCAGTTCTTTCTTAATTTTCGCCAAATAAAATAGCCAGCTTATCAGCTACCGAATGGGTAGTTTTTGGCTGACTGGTCTCAATTTGACTTTGGTTTGAATCGTTTTTCAGCTTTAATAAACTCCGAGTCTTTTGAATGACTTCCGCGCTCAAGAATTGGCCCACACCATTTACGACGACTTTCGGCTGACCGGCAAACATGATTTCATCTGCAAAACCATCCTTAACTGCATCCTGCGCATTGATCCAAGTTTCATCAGACATCATTTGATAAATATGTTGTACATCCATGCCCGTCTTTTCGGCATATACATTGGCAATTGCTTGGTCAGTCGAGTCTAGTCCTTGCAAATCACTGGCTAAATTATCTGAATTTCCTTGAGATACTGTTGAAGATCGATGAATCATCATCTGACCAGTAGGCGAAATTTTAATAGTGTCACCTGCCATTGCAATAACTGAGGCTGCTGAAGCGGCTAGACCAACAATGTCAATTTCAATACTGCCAGAATAGTTTTTAAGCGCCGTATAAATATCTGATCCAGCATATACATCCCCACCAGGAGAGTTGATTTCTGCTTTAATCGGTTGCCCACCAGCATTGTTAAGGGCATCAGAAATATCACTTGGCGTAACTGTTGAATAGCCCCAAAATTGATATATTTCGGCATTATCATCGCTTGATACCACGCCTTTAATCGGTACTGTTGTCATCATCATCACCTCCTTTATCTGAATTTGATTGAATTAATACTTGCTGGGTTGGTTGAACTTCGGCCTCGGGCATGTTATCTGGAAAATATCCTAATTGTTGCAATACCCAGGTTGCTTGATTATTGGCAATTGCTCCATTCTTAGTCAAACCAGCTAGTATGGTAGCAAAGTCATCACCTAATGGATCAATTGCTGGTCGAATATCAGCTGTTAAGGAAGCTGATAGCTTATTGTCTAGCTCACTAACAATCGCCTGTGCGTATCTGTTAAGCGCGTTAGCGTAATTTCCTTTGATCTGGTTAAGGCTAGATTGTTGGTCACCAGTACCGTTTAAATAGCTATCTGGTACTTGATAAACCTTAGCAACTTGTGTGGAAGTCCAATTAACCGACGCCAGTAAGCTAGCCACGTTAGAGTTAATTTCAAGTGGTGTCCAATCTTCTAATCCATCAATTACGATTGGGCCATTATTTGAAGCCTTCATTTGATCCATAAACTCACGTGAATGCGCTGCTTTTATTTTCCAGTTGACTAATCCTTTGTCATTGTTTAACTTCAGAACTCCGGGAGATGTAACCGACTGTGAGAGTGCATTTTTGGTTAAATTATTTGATAGATTCTTGATATTTATTTCATTTGACAAGGCAGATAAGGGACTCATGCCAGTCTTACCACCATTCTTACTATATAATCGCAAATGAATCATATCGTTTTGTGGCACATTGTTTAGCACTCCCAATTCGGGTTCGTCAAAATTGATACTATAAGTGAGACCAGATCCATCTTCCAGCAGAAAAACACTAACCTGGGATGGCCTTAAATATTCCCATCTAACGTCAACACCATTAGCATTACGCCAACGATAAGCAAAAGACTCACCGTTTAGCAGTGCTTGCATAAACATAGACTGCCAAAACCCATGAGGATTGGCGGTTGAACTCGGATAGTCTAGAATATTTTGTGCTCGTGGCTTACTAGCTTTATATTTGACTGTTGCTAAGTCACCCGATAGTTGCGTCACCACAGAATAAATATCTGAATTTTGCAAGGCTACATCAGCACTTACGTATTGGGCACCTGTTCCATTATTAAAAATGCTCATGAAGTTAGCGTCATTTAGCGAAACAGTTTTTCGTTTACTTGACAGTGCCTGGAATTTATCTTTCAAAATCGCCATTATTTGCCACCACCCTTAGTAGCCGGAAGATCAATCAATAATCCCAAAGCAAGCCACATACCTGATAGAAAGATCATTCCCGGTATTAATCCAAACAAAAATGCGCTAATCGTTCCGAAAGTTCCGGCTAGCACGTAGCAAATTGCATCATTATAGTGATTAATTGCCATTAATATTTTCTTGATTTTAATCACCTCCATCTGTCATTCCAGATTCTGGATTAGTTAACCATGCTTCAATTTGTTCTACAGTCATTCTAGACACTTGTTGTGATTTGTCATTAACAATTCCGAAATCTTCAAAGTGATACATAGCCTGAAATAAGGCATCAATTAACGCGTCCACCACATCAATCTTCAATGTAGCCTTAGCTTTATCGACTTGAATACCAATTTTGTCTTCATAAATTTCAGCATTTAGTAATGCCTTTTCCATAATTCGATCATCCAAGCGGTCTACCGAGCCTTCAACAAACATCGTCTGCAAAAACTTAGTTGGATCCTTCAATTCACTAGTCCGCTGCCGAATGGCTTGCAATGGCCACCCTGAATTCAAATCTAGCTGCTTGATTGTAGGCGTTAGCCCCCACGCGTCATAACCAAAGAAAACAACTTCCAGTCGATGCCGCTCAACAAAGTTAAGTAACCACTGATAAACTTGCTCGTCATTGATTAGTCCTTGAGGATGGCTACTAATTGTGCAAAATCCCTTTTGAGCTAAGTTCCGATAATTAATACCGTCTTGCTTTTCTTTAGCTTCAATCGAACCAGCTTTCTGCCAGGGAATAAAGCTATGCTGATAAATAAACCATCGTGGTTTGTCATTATTATCACGATAAGGAAATACAAACGCTAGCGCTGTGTTATCACTAAACATCGAGTAATCAAAGCCAATATAAACTTGCCGATCATCAAAACTAAATGATGATATAATAGCTCGCTCAACGTCAGGCAGTTTCAAGAAGCTGTCGGCCGATTGCTCTAGCCACAAGTTAAGGTTTTTGTTTTGGAAATCGTTGAGTGTGCCCGACAAGGCGTCAGAGTCGCGCTTATCTGTTAAGCCGTTCAGCAACACTTCTCGTTGGCTCGGTAAATCTAGTAAGGGATTACTTTTAACCCACATATCGGGCTTATAAGTTTCATCCAGATTGTCCTGCGACCAAATAAGCCCCAAATATGTATCAGCATCGCGCAAATAATCTTGTTCCATGGCTTGCTGAATCATACGCTCATCATCGTGAAACGGAACAGTGGGATCAGGATATGCCGTTGAAATTTGAATAAATTGCCGATTGGGTACTTTAACTTGCCCTGACACAATCTTAGAAACCTTTTGTCGTGTCTTAATTTCACCAATTTCATCAAATATAGCCGTTGTAAAATGAAAGCTATCGTACTGACCAGCTTCGTGACTGATTGCTCGCAGTTTATTGTTATTACTACTCATCACAACTTGGTCCGCTTGTGAAGACAATGTCCGAGTATCTAACCCACTATCAGCAATCAATGACTTAAATGGCTCAATAGTTGCAATCTTAGCAAGCATTGACTTAATGTAGCCCAGAATCTTGCTCGTTTGTTTGTAATTAATGGATGAAACTAAATAGTCTTGGTTAGATAGTCCCAATGACTCAATTAAATAACTATAGGCAGTAATAATCGCCATAAGATAAGTTTTGCCTTGGCCCCGCGCAACGGAAACAATTGCTCGTGAAAAGCGCTTGCCACCGTCATCATTACGCCAACCAATCAGCATTGCCATAATAAACTCTTGCCATGGCATTAGTTTTGTGGGTTCACCAGTATCAACATTCGGACAAATTGCTGCAAACTTCAAAACCTGTGAAACTTTCTTGGTTGAATAATGAAAGGAAAAGTCAACACTTCCCTGGCGCTGTAAGTCACGCAAATGCCGTAGTGCAGCTAGCTTAATCAAATAACCGGTAACAACATCACCATCTAAAACTGAGAAAGCGTATTTGGTACCAGCATCGTTATAACGCGTTTTAATGGATTGCCAATCGATTGATTGGTAAACGCCCAAGACATCGTGTGTTTGTGTTAGATCAACTTTCATAATTACCGCCTATCCTAAGAACTCTTTCATTCGATCAGCGACGCTACGCTTGTCTTTGTGATCATCTAAATTCAGCTTTAACAAATCACTACGCGATTTTGGCGACAAGCCCAGTTCAGCGCCTAGTTTAGTCAGATTTTTAACCGCTGAATCGTAAATTTGTGTCATGGGATTACGCTTGTAGCCCACGAAGTCTTGACCAATTTTTTTACCGGTCTGATCTTGTAACGTTTTATAGATTGCTTGGACTTCACCGTTTTCCTGGATATGTTTATACGCATTGCGATAAATCTCATATTGGGAAGCATATTGCTCTACAAGCCCGCTATCAATGCGTTTAACCGGGGTACCATCTTCTAAAAAAGGCACTAATCGACGCCAAACGACCTTAGCTTGCCGGCCTAAGTAAGCTGGCGGTGTACGTGTTAATTGCCCGTCGTTGACGTCTTTATCCGACTTTTTCACCACTACTCTCTCCTTTCATTATTTGGTGACCCCCCCTACCTAAAAATTTTCAAAAATTGTTTCTGTCACAAAATAACGGCAATGTGTGTGCTCTTCCTGGGACGTGTTAGGGGGCGGGGGTTGTTTTAATAATCATCGTGACTAATTACATTCATAAATTTAGAGCCACTCAAATCAAACGACAAACGTTTATAAATTGACGAGTAATGACCAGTGCCAGTTTGAATTTTTTTCAATCTGATAGCCTTTGTTGCTTAGCACCTGTACCAACTTTATCTTTTGATTAGGATTAAAGCTGTCAAGGTCGACGTAAGCCCTATGCTCATTCCGTAAAGCAGCTCGCTTAATTGCGCTTTCAACATATTCAATTTGTTTATCAGTTAGTTCTTGTTGCATTGCTGATTTAATTACTTTGTGGTCAGGAATCTTATCATATCTATTTGTCATGACTACCATTACCCTTTCTATTGTCCTAGCATTTGACTAAGGTGTTCGCGTTTAAGTTCTGATTGCTTGATTGCTTTGACAACTGTTTCAGTATCAATGGTTGCACCTGATTTACCAATGAACTCAAACGGTGCGATAGACTCATCAAATACGACGACATCTTCGGCCGTGTGAACTTGCTGACGCCATTGCTTTCTAATAGCGTCCTTTGTCTTCGTATCAACAAAATTGTCAGCATTCACGCAAATAATCCACAGATTAATTGATTCAATATAATATGATTTCAATATCTTCACTCCTTATCCATTAACACAACGATTGCTGATACATCATTGATCGGCGTTACGCTTTGCAACTCGTTGCCTTGACCGGTGCCATAGTATGATTGCTCCCAGTCCGTCTTAGTGCGATGGCAACTCCCACAGATAACAGCTAAGTTATCAACATTAGCTTTCAATGCTTCGTCAAACTCAATTGGGACAATGTGGTCAACAGTCTTAGCGGGTGTAATAACGCCTTGAGCTTTACAGTAAGCGCATAAGTAATGGTCACGCTCTAGGACTTGTTGCCTTAGATGTGACCATTGTCTCGTGCGATAGAAGTTGTATTGCTGGCGCTTATCCTCATTGCGATAACGTGTAACCGTGTTGTACTTGTGTGTGTATTGTTTATCGTTGCCACGTGCCCAACGTTGCCGACTAGCCAAGTACTCAGCTTCATGTTCATAGTGTTGCTGGCAATAGTGGTCAGGAAACGTGGCCATCGTATGGCAGTTAGGATAACGGCATCTTCTTGTCCTTGGCATGTTGTTTCCTCCGTTTCTTATCCAAACTAAAAGCGCCATGCTGTTTAGCACGACGCTTCTTATTCTTGTACCACCTATCTAGTCGAGCATCAGCTTGTACCCATTCAGGCGGCTCGTACCCGTATTTGCTTCTTATCATTCTTGCCATGACATCGCTCCTAAGCTTATGTATTAAAAAAGCCTGACGTCAGCCAGGCCTATGTATTGTTGCCTCATAAGATGGCGATCCTGTTATCCAACAATACAATTTTATATCATACTATATCCAACATTATTTTAGTTGCAATACACACTATTTACTTTACTAAAAAGAGCCCAACTAAATGTCAGGCTCCTAAACACAGTTGTTATCAGAAAAACGATTATAGTTTTTACAACCATGTTTGATTATGTTACCACAGCGCGCATGTTTCCGCATGTAATTTGGTGGCCAGATTAATTGCGCCAATTATGTGCTTGGTAGGGATTTGCACCCTACATAGCAACACCATCCTGTGTTGCCTCTTAAAACGTCTACCTATTCCGCCACAAGCACAGCCAATGTAAACAAGACGATGGGAATTCATGTTATGAAGGTAATTGCCAACACGACTTCATCTGCATCTCAAGCTTTCAACAGTTTAGCGACTTGCTTGGGTCGTAAACGATACTATTTACTTTTGGCCGAGCAAATATCCTCTAGCCTTTGGATACGTTTTAACAATTTTTTATCAATAGCTTTCTGTGGAACACAATTGTTATCGAACACAGTATTTGCTGTAATTTTTTTTATTTTTTCCAACTTTAATTTTCCTCCAGTGCTATCATCAAATAAGGAGATGATATATTTTATGAATAAACAAGAATTCGTAGACCTTATAATTAGTGGCCCACATATTTCTGAAGCAAAAAGATTATCAAAAGATTTAATAACCAAAACAAGCAATTATTTTTCAGAAATATATAACGATATTTCTGAAAAAGACAAATATGCTTCTGACAAAATATCTTGCGGTTCAAATGGTGCAATGACCTCAGCTGGTTTGACAAGGCACATTGATAATACAGATATTTCACTCATGTATTCGTTCAATGACGAAACAGAAAAAGTAACAGTTCTTTTTGATAATAAACCACTAAGATTCTATTTTCTCAGTAATCACAAGATGATTAACAACGACACAAAAAGACCTTTCGAATTAGGTGACATTGAAAAAGACTTAGACAACTTCAAATAATAAAATTTCCTCAAGAACGTGCTAACTTACTTCTTGGGGAAATTTTTATATCGCCGGTAGGACTCGAACCTACATCCCATTGTGGCTTACCAATTAGCCCACAGCGATTACCAGTCTGTAATTTGGAGGATTACTTCATGCACGTCAATCACATTTGGCATACTACCAATTTAGCACGATTATAGAGGCTAGTTTTCTCACTTTTTTCCACTATAGATCATACAATCCTAATCTCTTTGCACACTCATTAACAAATGCGTTTCTTAGTTCATATGCTCGCGCCTTACCAACACTCAATAAGTTGTTATCTACTAGGCCAACCAGAGTATATCTTGGATGATTTCGAAAATACAATTCAGTAACAATAACCTCCGTATCATGTCCCACATCATCTAGACAATCGTCAATCACTTCCCGCTGATGTTTTAAAGCATTAATGCGTCGATCGTCATCAATCGTGATAATCGTGTTGAGTGTCGTTTCCGGATACTTGTATTGTGCTTTGCCACCTCCAACATTATCATCACGTGGTACAGTTGGATAACGTAATTCCTGTTCACGTTTCTCGATATACTTGTCAATCTTGGGATAGTCACGTAGAATATCTTCAACTTTTCTAATCGTCGTTCGTTTCACTACCAATTCCCCTTTCACTCAACTCCATAATATCAGCAATGAAGTCCTGGCCAATTTGTGCCTGTTGCTCAGTTGTCAGTGCCGCGTTCATTTCAAGGTTGGCAACCGTGGCTTTCTCCCTGATTGCTTTGGCGTATTCGATGTCAGTCATTTGTGTCCCTCCCATAAATGCAAGTCATACATAAAAGTTTCGAATCTGGCCTTATTGAATTGATAAAGCTTCTCATCTGATCCATAAGGTCGCTCGATTACTAAACGATCATCCTTAATTCCAAGGTAGCCATTATTATCAAGCTTCTTATCATAATATTCATAGTAATCATTTCCGAGTCCGGTCACATCATGATAATTCAGCGTTTTCCACGCTTGCTTCCCTGCATCTTCAAAAATACGAATGAGTTTTGGAGTAATATCAAATTCTGACCGTTTTGAAAACAAGCTAATATTATGTGCTTTGACAGCAATATTTAATTCATCAACTTGAACTACATTCATTTTTCTTCCTCCACCTGATAATTGCCATAAATTAGTGCCAACATTACCTGTGCTTCTTTTAAGCTATATAAGAAGTCGTCATCTAGCCATTCCCTGAAGCCGTCACTAACTGGCATCCAATCCATGAATTGTTCACATTCTTCTTTACACTTTTTTTCATCTCCGGCAAATATAAATTCCAATGCCCCTTGGAAAGTCAGCCCATTTTCCATTTCTTCCGCAAAATACTCAATTCTTTCAACGACTGGTTTAGGAAAAATGATTTTTGGTGGAACACACTTTCCGTCTTTAACTGACCAACCGTAAATGCTTTTAGTCATTTTTGCAAAATGAGTAGCCACGTATTTATCAATATTTTCAATTTCTTGATTCATTTTTCCGCCTCCAATAGCTCCGGGTTTTCGTGCACGTTGCCAATTAGCTGTATTTCATCGCTGAAATAACACATATCCTTAACAATCCATTTACCGTATACATAATTGCCTTTCTTAACTTCAAAGGGTTTACCACGTTTTAAGTTAATATAAGAACTAACAGGTTGAACAGCGTCCCCTTCATAGATGTCTTTGCCACTCTTGTCTTGCAAGCCTGTAAACTGTTCTACTGTCTTAGGGTCTACTGGAACCCACCAAGACGGCCAAAACACATCTTCTTCAGCTTCAAGCACATCACCAATAATTAAAGCCCCATCACCATTTTTTGCATAGTTTCCATAAACAAATTTCCCATCAAAATTTACACCATCAATTGAGCTAACATCTTCTAATGGAATCCCTCTAAACTTAATCATCGTCGCCATCTCCTATCACTAGCAGGCCTGTACCAATTGACTTAAGATCCATTCTATTGCTTCATATGATTCACTCATTTTTAATCCTCCCCGAACGCTTCGAACGTCCGCTTGCGTTCCTCGTTAGTTGGTTCCTTGACGATTATCATGATTAATCCTCTGGAATTAGATCAACATAGTCACCTTTAAACTTTGCATGGGAATAATCAATGCCATGCTTATCAAGATACTTTTTGATATCCGCGATTGTGTCATAAGCATCAGGCTTCTCTGGATCATCTGACCGGGTAAACATCTTGGAAAAATCATCATCACTGTTTTCAGGTGCATGACTAATAAATTCTCGATTAGCTTTGTAGTAAAACCCATTTGCATCTTTTTCCCCACGAGTACCTGTTGCATACGCAAGAAACAATCTGATTCCACATTCAGGACAACTCCAGCGGTTAAAGCCAAACTTAACATGTGTCACTTTATCGTAACCACACTGTGGGCACATAAATTCAGCCTTTACCATCTCACCATATTTAGGCATGCTTGCCGGAATGAGCTCAGGATCGGTGTTAGTATCCCTAACTAGTCCATTTGAATCTTCCGGAGTGAACATATGTTTTTCTTCACGACCAGTGCTCAATTCATCATCACGGCCAGTAGCCAGCTGATGTGACTTAAAAACTTCCTCAAAACTCAATTCACGAGTTGCTTCAACTGTAACGGTCAAATCATTGTTTTCAATCTTTAATTTCATAATTACTTTCCGTCCTCTTTGGTTGGCTTTTTGTTTGCTTCGGCGTGTTCCTTCATTCGCCGGTGCTTCCGTTTAATCGTTGAACGCTTCTTAGTGTGTTTAGGCATGTTAATCCTCCGTAATGTAGTATTGGTTTTCGTCAATCGCGCGAATACGTCTATCCAGCCAAACGTTATTGTGCTTTAGCTCCCGAGACGTCCTAGTTTCACCCTGTTTGCCTTCCATGACTAATTTAATAGCATTATACTGGGTACGCGTAATCTCCGTGTAATCGCCTGATACGGTCTTAATTCCAGGCATCTTATGCAAGTTAGCTAGTTTGCTATTAGGCACGTTAGCCATGCTGCCATATCTCGCTTCTAGCTTATGAATTACTTCTAGTTCTTTAGGCCAATTTTTGCTCGCCATAGGCTAGCTTCCTTTCAAGCTCCTGCTCGTAATGATCATGTATCTCATTCGTACAATTTGGGCATGGTCCAAACATGAAACCATAACTCCCAAGTGGTTGCTGAACAACTTTACTGCCATGACATAATTCACAACTCATACACTTCTGACTCCTTCCATGTTGTCAAACAGCAATTGACAGCTAGTATCCTTGGTATATAAGCGATCGATTGTTTTGCCATCATACATACTTTCTAATTGCTTACGTGTGTTGTTAGTCGTAATGATGGTTATATGTTTGACTTCGTTATGATCAAAATCGCAACGCGCATTTGCCACTTGATACATCAGCGTCTGCAAATCTTTGTGCACTGGCTTGTAGAATCCTTTTTCGGTTGGTTTACCGCCTTCAGTACCAAAGTCGTCTAAAACTAAAACATCAACGTTTTGCATGTCTTTTAGAACATAGTTTAAGCGTTCTCTGACATCTGGCGCATCGTATTTCTCGTTGACCAGCCGTAGCAATTCAGCTGTTGAGACAAACATTGCTGTCTGCCCTACGCTCATTAGCTGATACATGATTGCTAGCGCTAATGATGTTTTGCCAACGCCAGGGCCGCCTGCAAGCGCTACGTTGAACTGGTTAGTCTCTAATTGCCTAGCTAACTTAAATGCCTGATTGCCAAGCTCTCTAGCTTTAACTTGATTAGGCTGTTTATCAACCTGCCAATCATTAAAGCTAAATCGTAGTGGCACGCCTCCAGACCAGACTGACATGCGATAGTAATACCGTTTCCGGTTAGCAACCACACCAGCGTTGGCACGGTCAATCGTTTGATGGTCCAATTCTTCTTTGGTTGGCAACTTAGTCGTGTCAATGCCTCTATCCGCTACTACTTTCTGAATCGTGGCTTGATTGAATAACTTCGTTACATTTTCCATTAGCCAAACCAGTCCTTTCGTGTTCGTGGCGCAACATTAGTCGGGTGATCCCGTTCAGCCTGACCCATGAGCGTGTCATACTGCTTGCGTAGCTTCCCTGCCGATAAAATGTTTGCTTGCCAGAATGAATTATCCTGTGACCAATCTACTAGCCAATCTAATTTTTCATAATCACGATGATCACGTTCATGAGCTAGACGGATGTCATTAGCCCATTTCTGTAAGTTGGGTTCTTTGAAGTCATATTGCCGTTGCTTAATTCTGGTTAACAAATGGAGTGCTACTCGGTAGGGTGGATCATCGGGTCCATACTCGGTTTTTGAGTTGGGACGTTTATTATTTGTAGTCTCTGTAGTAGTCTCTGGTAATCTATTGGTATTGGTGGGGACTGCCAGTCCCATTCCATTGGGACGCTCAGTCCCTATCGTTGGTACTGTCAGTCCCAATGCTGACCCCAAATTGTCTAATGCGTCATAATCGATTCTATACCACTTTGTACGGTCAAATTTCGCCTTGTTATAATTACCAGTGATTAATAATCCACGTTTTTCAAGGTCTTTTAAATATCGCTGAATAGTTTTTTCTGACAACCACGGAAACTGCTCATGCCATTTTGCGGCGCTATTATAAATCCACCTGAATCCATCTCTTACGTTATTAGATCTATTCAACCAATAATGAATTTGTTGAAGGATTAATGCCTTGTCGGCACTGTCTAAGCTAATCGCCAACGATGGCAACACTTGTAGTGGTGGCTCATCAATAAGTAGGCTTCTCATCTATATCACCTCAATCATATAGTAGGCATTCCACCCACCCGGTGTATTAGTCACTGCTGTGTTTTTTAGTTCAAGCCAATTCGTTTTAGTGTTTCTAAATCACATTTTTATCTTTTAAAGTCTCCAACAAAAATTTTCCGCCAGCCAGGCCTTCATCCGCATCTTCAAATTGCTGTTGTAATCCACCTAAGTAACCTTCTACTTCTAATAACAACCAGTCATATTCGTTAAGTAGTGCAATCTTTTCCTCATCGTCTAGGTCGTCAAACGAAACAATTTGTTGGCGTGCCTGTACTGCCTTGTAGGCAAAGTCAGCAGCACTTGTAGCTGCAGATAACTTTTTTTCTACACGATTAAGTTTCATTTCAAATGATTGGCATTCAGATAGTAAGTCCACCATTTATTTCAGCCCCCTATTAAACATCCACAGGTTCAAGCAAAATGCCATCACCATATTATCTCCAATTAGCTGTAATTCTGGAGTTAATTCTTGTGGATCGATTGATGTAATCCGTGCAATACCATAAAGAATGCAATCCTGTTGTTCCTTGTAAGGTAATTGATTATCCATAACTACCGTCCTCGTTTTCTTATAACTTGCAAACATTTCATTTTAATAGTAGTATGATAGCTAACCTTATAGGTTGCTTGCCCACTGCTCTTTCATGCTAATCCAGCAGTGGGCTTTTTTATTTTTTGCTTGCAAAGATTTTTGATTAGTAGTAATATAATTTTCAACCTTTGAATAGTTTTCTTGCTCCCTACTCTCGTATTCCACCTCAGTAGGGAGTTTTTTTTACTTGCCAATATTTAATCTGAGGTATAGTATTGTTCTACAGCATCTTTTATCTTTTCCTTGAATCCATTGTCAGTCCATGCTGGCAATGGACTTTTTTGCACTCGTTTCCACTCGTGGAGTGGTAAAATTGATACTTTTTGCATGATCATTCCTCCTAATACATTGGTGGCAATGTGAACGTCCATCCATCGTCGTTTTCTTCATCTGGCTCGCAAACGTTAATATCGTGTTTTTGTAATTCAGCAATAAACTCTTCTGAATAGTAAAGACGCGGGTGCCTCTTAATAATTCCGGTTGTGTCATAAGCAATAGCATTAATCAGCTCACGTTCATCTGCACGAATCGCGTTATACTTACGTGCTCTTAACGCGTGCTCAATGTCTTCTTCATACATATTGTTTCCTCCTTAAATTCCAAACCAGTTTCTAATTTCACGGCGCTTGTACCACAATGTAGCTAACGCCCATGTAATTAGTGTCGACAAAATCCATTCTGGTAAAATAATCATGTTGTTTCCTCCTGCTATTTATAGCTATTTGTTTGACGCCGCCCACGTTTATTATTCTAAGATTGAGTAAATAGCTCGTTTTAGTTCTTCTGGGACAAACAACACTTTATTATTATTTGGTAGTTTGTGTTCAACTAGTTCAATTTGTGGTAACTTTCTAAGCTCATCAAATTTGGACTCGCTCAGTCCTACTGAATCAGCAGCCGTTTTGCGATCAAATAGGATATATTCTCTGACTATCTTTTGAACTAATGGTGCTAGCATTGAAACAACTTCCTTTTCAACTACGCTTTCGAGATAATCAGCTAATATTTGATTGTCCATCTTACTTGCTCCTTTCGGTGTATAATTTTGTTAGTTCAATTAATCGAGGTGAAAATTTATGAAGCAATTCAAGTGTCCATTTTGTGGTAGCTTAATTAGTGATGAACAAGTGGTAACCAACAAATTTCATAACTTATTCATGTTGTCCTCTGTGGACAAGGCTAACCACAAAATTGACCCAAATGGAATCGTTGTGAATGTTATAGAATGCGACGAATGCCATAATTGTTGGCTTCGCGATCCAAACAATTAAAAGCACACTTTCAATTTGTGTTCCTCGCTACCGCCAAGCTTGGAACACTCTTTTTATTTCTTCCGGTACACCTTTCATTCTTAAATCCATGCAAATCACCTTCTAAGTTTTAATATGTTTATCTTTTATCCTTGGATTTGAACTATAATTGTGTAGGGGTGTTAATCATGCCTAAAACACATTTACAATTGTTTACAAGAAGGAAGTTCGTTACTTGTCCATTCTGTTCTAAAAAGATTTATGCTCGATCCAATCATGTTGTCTGTCCAGTCTGTGGTAATTATTTTGTAGTTAGCACTAATAATTCATATAGAAATTCTTCAGATGACACTATCAAACATTGACTTATTCCAAGTTGATTGAGGTGATGAATATGATTAATGAACAAGGCTTAATTGCCGCTATTCGTTTGCATGCGCCAAGCCATTTGCCTGGCCCAGTTAGCATTGATGGTCTCCTATCCGAATTAGGAATTAATGATGAGAGCCTTTTGACGAACGCTTTGAAATCTTTACAGGATAAGGGATACTTACAATTCGGATACGGTAATGGAAAGATAAAGCGTATTAGTCTAAATACATCTTTCCCTCTATAAGCTTTTTAGTGACCCTTCTTCACGGTAGGGGTCACCTTTTTGAACTACTAGCCAATCGTTTGCAACTAAGGCTGTGAACGTTGGTTCCCAACAAACTGAAAGCTGTTCACCATGTGTAAACGCGATTAATCTTCCTTTTGTATCAGTCGCTTGAACGTAGTAAGTTGAATCATATTTCAAATCACTAGCTCGAACGATCTTCCCATTCCTGCCTGCCATTTTTAGTGCATCTACTAATTCCATATTGCTAATCCTCCTATGCTTACTTAGTTGTATACTTGACTTATTCCAATTAATCGAGGCGATAAATCATGAATTTAAAACAAGCCGCTATATTTGAATACAGTTTCAATAAGTTACTCCATAGCTTAAATAAAGACGGAAGCCAAAAATGTGTTTGGTATTTCAATGGTGAACTCTTTACTGCATCTTTTTACAAATCCAATCCGTTTAAAGATGGCAAGACGTTATTTGCCTATAACGAAATTTTTTCGAAACACTTTTTCAAGAACGATCCATTTAATGACCAAAAGGTATCTCAATTTAACAACTTACCGTTATTTTTAAGTGACCTTAAAGCCTTTATCTCTTCCAACCTAGTTGACGAAGACGATCTGGTCGATAGTCTCTTTTTGAGAAACGTTTCCTTTTTCCGAAAAGGATTAGGTGATTTCGATTTTTATCTTTTCCCAGAAAACACCCAAATCGAAATTGTTTCGACTATTTCATCCGAAACTTCGGATCAAAATGTTTGATGTATTCCAATACACTTTGAAGTTCAGCACTTAGTTGCTGAGCTTTTTTTATTGCAGTTTTCAGATCTTCACCATTTTCTAACACTAATGTGATTCCAGGTTCTTCTTGGTCTGCTGAGAAAGCTTTGTCATACTTTCTAACACCTAACATTTTTTCTTCATCTTTCATGATCCAATCCTCCTATGCTGGCTATTCAGCTAAAAGTTTGCTTACTGTCGTACCTGCCAAGTGGGCAATTACCATCAATCGCCGCTTGTTAGGCTTATTTCTACCCTTTTCCCAATTGTTAACCGTTCCCCTGCGACCTTTACCCGGTTTACCATCAATACGAGAAATAAATTCTTCCATGGTCATACCGTTATTAACGCGTATCTCGTGAATACGTTTACCTAACATCGACGCTTCCATATTTGCTTCGGCTCCTATGCTGGCTCTTTGTCGAATCTAAGTGACGTCTGCCGAATAATCGTCTTAGTTGCTGTAGATGGCTCCCAGTCGTTGATAAAGTCCATTACCATCTGGTAGTCCTTCTTGCGTAGCATTGACCGAGCGCTCACGTTAGCAATCTTCTTGATTCCACTGCCAATATCTTTGAACAGCTCGCCTCGTTGTTTCTGTGTGATATGGCCATAGCTATGTGCAACTTCCGACACGCGCTGATTAACACGCCGGTTAAGCGCACTATATTCAGGATTTGGAATCACTTGGTTCTCTTTGAGGTCTTTCACATCGCCCTCCACGCTATCCAGTCGTTGATTAGTTTCCTCATTGGCTTGCAGTGCCAATCTCGCAATCTCTCGTGGGGATGTTGGCAATTTTGCTTGTTCTTCCATAGAGTTGAACGCTTTGATGTACTGGAGCTTAAAGCTATCTGCTTTACGTCCTGTAAATCCCATTACGATAAAAGCGAATCCATCTCGATTCATGTAGTACATTGGATTTGACTTGCCGCTTTTATCCTTGTAAGAGCCTTCAACAAACATCTTTTGGTACTGAGCGGAAAATTCCGCTGAGTGCATTTTCATTCTAATTGCCTCTAAAACATCCCGATGGTTCTTTTCAAATACCTCTGCTACTTGCAAGCTACTAGTAACAGCTTGCTTATTCTTCATAATTACTAAATCATTCATGTGGATCATTCCTTTCTTTCTGCGATATACTTAACTTATTTAGATGGAAGCGAGGTAAAAATTATTGGAAATTGGTACACTTGTCGCGTGGATAGCATTGGTGTTAACCATTAGTCAGATAGCATGTTCAATCTACAAAAGTAGAACTAATGCTGATTTTGATTTGCTATGCGCCTCATTTGTTAAAGACAAGGTAATCTTAAAAATAGTTGTAACTAATCATTCTTCTAATGCACTCGTGATTAACAGCTTTGGGCTTCGTTATGATGACCCAACAGTATTTGCACACTACACCGTTAATGGCATTAGTTACAAAATCACGAAATCTGTTAGTTCTGACGTTCTACCCTTGAGTTTTGCACCATATCAATCAAAACCAATATTTTTGGTATTGTGCAAAGAAACGATGTGGGATCATAACTGGGCACTAAACGCTGACAGTAAATATAAATTTATCATTTATGAAAACGGCAAACGCAAACCTATAAGTAAAGCATTGCCAATAACACAACGAGTAATATCGCTTGAAGAATTAAGAAAGCTTGAGACGGATCTGATATAGAATTGACGAATCCTTCAAAAAAATTTCCGCGAAGTGTGAATCGACTACCTAATGGTGATCCGCAATGTTCACAATAATTCCAGTTTTCTTTGTTCTTGTAACCACAGTAAGGGCATTTAGTAAACATTGTTATTTTGCATAATTTCATCTCGTATGGTTACGCCTTTCTTTCTGCGATTAATGTTGATTACCTTCGAAATTAAATGGTGTAATTTGATTCATGTGGATCATTCCTTTCTAGTAAGTGCTTGTTAGTCTCCTTTAATCGCAATCTACGAATAAACTCGTTTCTGTTTTCAAAAAATAACATATCTTTAGGAAGCTGATATAGCTGGGATAACTTGCTAGCCTCGGTTATCGAAATATTGGAGCTATCCTTTTCTAATGCAGCTAACGTTTGATAATGCATGTCCAACATTTTTGCGGCTTCTTTTTGAGAATATCCACTATTTTTTCTAGCAGCTTCCAAAGTAATGAAAACATCTAGTTTTTTCTCTTTAACAATCATCTTGTTTCCTCCTTCCTTAGTACATGTATTACTATAAACGAGTTTATTCGTTTTGTAAACGAGCAAACTCGTTTATTTTGATAATAAATTCGTTTTTTGTTTGCTTTTAACGAATAAACTCGTTATAATATAGGCACGGTTAGGAGGAAGAAATAATGCCTAGAAATAAATTAAGCCCGCTTGATATAAAAATAAGAACTGAAATATCTAACAATTTAAAAAAATATAGCCACGGGATTACCCAAGTAAGTCTATCAGAAAAAACAGGAATACCCGTTTCAACATTATCAGGTTACTTTGCTAAACGTTCAACTCCAAATGCCGGCTCTCTACAAAAAATTGCAGAAGCTCTTGGCGTTAATAAATCTGATTTAGATCCACGGTTTGCAGATGATGAATTTTTTTCAAAGAAAGATATTCCTAACATCGTTTCAATCTATAAGCGTCTCACCCCAACACGCCAGCAAAACGTTTATAACTACGCTGACAATCAACTGAGAGAACAAAATAATACCATTGTACGTATGCCACGAACGCAAATTAAGCTGCTCGGTGCTGTATCTGCCGGTACTGGTGAGGAGTTGCAAGATGATACAACCGAAGTTGATTACACGGGCACTGTGCCTGAATATGACTACGCCCTACAAGTCAATGGTGATTCTATGGAGCCACTGTTTACTGACCAGCAAATTATATTTGTTAAGTATTCAGAGGAAGCATTTAATGGTCAAATCGTTATAGCCTATGTTGATGGTAAGGCTTACGTTAAAAAGTATCATTGCAACGAGGCTAAGTGTGAACTGGTTAGTTTAAACAGCAAATACGACCCAATTGATGTTAGCGGCAACGAAAACTTTAAGATAAAGGGTGTAGTTGTACTTTAAGTCCCCTATGTGGGACTTTGCTTATGCACCAAAAAGAACACATGTTCTACATATTTAGCGGTATTATACTTACATAGGACCAGATACGGATGTCGGTAAAAGCTGGGGAATTTGGAGGAATTATTGTAATGAGAAAAATTATTATGGCCAGTTCTGTTTTATTAGGGGGATTGTTACTTGCAGGATGTGGAAATTCAAGTGCATCGAGCAAGGGCTCATCAAGCACTGTCAAATCTTCGAGTAGTTCAAACATCAAAATTACCAATAGTGATATTTCCAATCTTCAAGATGGCACTGCTGATTCGTTGACTAAATCCAACTACAAAAAATATGCCAGTTCTTTAATAAAATCATATTCAAAGGACTCTGATACTTATCACAAAAAGCATATTTCTAACTCAAATACCAATCCTACAAGGGGAGATTACCAAATTTCAGTTAAGAACGGTCTTGAAATGACTTACTTATCAGACTTAATTAATATTCCTGATCAAAATATTAAGGGGCTAAAGCTGTTTAACACGCAATACTGGCTATCCTCTATTGATAAAATAAGCAAGTCCTCACTAAACCAAATTGTACCTGGCAGTGACGATACCAAACCAGTGTTTAATAGTGATAATGACACTATTAAAGATGGTGATGCTGTGGTTATGGTAACAGTTGAAACTGATTTCAAAAATACAACTGATCAAACGCTTAGTTACGATGGCTTATCTGGATATGCTGGTGGAGATTACGACTTCACTACTCCAGATGGCAAACAATTCGATCGTGAAAAGGTTTTGTACAATGACGAAACTGCTGATGTAGATGTGCAAGCGGGAAAAACTGTAGAAGATAAAGACATGATTATTGTTCTTGCTTCAGGCAAGAATCTCAAAACGGCACTCGCTAAAGTCCCGAACACCTATTTACAAATCAAAACTGCTGGTGCTGAAACTAAAGATTACGATCAAATTGATGGAACTAGAACGATTAAGCTTAACCTGAAACATTGAAACCAGTAGCTGGAAGTATAGCCATGGAATTGTATGTAGGAACGTACAGCACACACGTGTTCGACCTAAACGTTGTAATTGGCATCATTTGCTTCATAGCGCTAGTCGTCATGTTAGGTTACTGGATTCACAAGCGAAAGTAGCACCCTCGCCCACTACCAGCCTAGCGGGCAACATGCGAGCGTAGTTCAACGGTAGAACGGTTGCTTTATTTTTCCCTCGTTTAGGTACCCCAAAACTACTATGCAGATGCAGGTCCGACTCCTGCCGCTCGCATTGACATAAAAAATACATTCTCCCTCACCACGAAAGAGAATGCACCTCAAGGGGCATGTACGAAACATGCTTGAAATTATTATAGATCTTAAAATCGTATTTGCAAATTTTTTTGTGAGCGTAGTTCAACGGTAGAACAATGTTCCAAGTCTTGAAGCCCATTCTTTCTTGGACTACTATGCAGGTTCGACTCCTGCCGCTCGCTTATATCGTCTCTCCCCCAAAATAGAAACGAGGTAATGAATATGGGGAAAATATATACAGACGTTTATAATATCAAGCACGACAATTGTAAAATTGTCAATACTCTACATTCTTTTCAACGTATTTTTATTATCGAAGATGCTCACGGCTCTAGGTTTACTTGTTTAAAGGATGATCCCCCCATGCTGAATAAATCAAACACTCATTGGAAACATGCTAGTCCCAGAGACGCGCCCGAAGATTATGCTGTACCTTACAACAAGCGAAATTAATTTTTACATCTAAAATAGTGAGACATCAGATAACAAGTTGGTGTCCCCTTATGCGAGCGTAGTTCAATGGCAGAACACTATGTCCCTTCTCTCTCACTAATACTATTATGCAGGTTCGACTCCTGTCGCTCGCATTGTACGTTAATAGCAAATAATTATGGAGGCACCTATGAATATTGATATCACAAAACTATTAGATTGGGGATTGATAGTACTATCTCTTTACTTAGTTGTAGACACACTTCTGCAAATAAATCATAACAATGCCTATGGCATGTTTATAATAGCTATCAAATTAATAGTTGCCATCATTGTAGGATTATTTGGTATGTACACAACTTTTTACAACATCTATTGAAACCTTTGCTAACATGCGAGCATAGTTCAACAGTAGAACAATTATTTACACGCTTCTCACAGATCTCCCACCCTATATTTATGCAGGTCCGACTCCTGCCGCTCACGTAAAAAAGAAAGAAGGCATACTTATGAACAAGGATATTTCAAGGTACGAACTAATAGAAAACATTACTAGTGACTTAACAGCCTTTGTAAAGTCAGACGCCATTCTTCATCTATCAAAAGATAGCTATTCCAAAGATGAATATAATCGTATGTTAGATGGGCTTAAACATGATTTAATTATGCGTCTAGAACAAAAGTAGCTAGTTGTCTACCTAAAAGATACAATGTTTGAGTTATGTGACCAACGCTTTGTCTCAGTTTTACTTCTATGTTCATGTCTGGCTCATATACTTGCACTATTGATTATCCAAATGGAGGCCGAATTATGGAAAATGTTATTCAAATAGAATTGACTTTGAATAAAGCAATTAGGAAAACTTATCCAGACCGTAGCTATTGGGAATATATTATTTGCGAAGATCCATTACAAGCAGATTATTACAGAATTCATTTATCATTTCACAGCATGAATGGAAACAATTATGTTAGTCACTATGAAGTTCTTTTTAACAAGAGATCCACATTATCTGAGTTATTTCAAATTGATGGTAATTCTTTTAGATTAAAGTTCAAGAAAAACTAAACTTTTCATTCATAATTGTCAGATAGACACTGGCAATATGTGAGCGTAGTTTAAGGGAAAACGGCAACGGTTTATTTACACACAGAATTACCTCCAAGATTGCTATGCAGGTCCAATTCCTGCCGCTCGCGTTGACCAAATACTGATGTCAGTAAAAGCTGAATGATTTTGAGGTAATTGAAATGGCATATTTTGATCCTGATGAAATACTTCAAACAAAGGAAGAAGCTTTAGATTATATGGAAGCGCATGGCATTATGACAGATGCCACTTTTCCAAAGCTGAATGATACAGAAAACACTGATAAACACATGGCTCCCGTTTACAAATATCTTAGAGAAAATGGTATGTATATATTTCACACTGGTTTCTATGATAGAATATTTAATTTTGGTGCAATATATTTTATGTTTGATGCAAATCGCTTTGATTATCAAACTGCACCAGCTGAAGTTAAGAAGATTTTGAGTATTTGGTCAAATTCTCGATCTAAGTAA